GGGGAGATACGGCATATGAAACCCTAAGAAAATCTAATCTAATCAACTTTAATTCGACATCATTCATAAGAGGTAGAACCTTTTATGATAGTATTATTATTGTTGATGAATGTCAGCATATGAATTTTCACGAATTAGATTCTGTCATTACACGATTAGGCGAAAACTGTTTACTATTATTTTGCGGAGACTTTAGACAATCAGACTTTAAGGCTAATGACGAGAAAAACGGTATCAAGAATTTTATGAAAATTATTAAGAATATGAAACAATTTTCATTCATAGAATTTACAGAATCCGATATCGTAAGAAGCGCGCTTGTAAAGTCTTATATCATTAATAAGTTAGAATTGGGTATTGTATAAATATCCCATTACTCCCCAACCAGAAAAGGAATTATAAATGTATCACTCAGAACAAATGATTTGCATGATGGAAGATATGCAACGTCAAGCCGACGAAATGGAAAGAAATGTCAAAGACATGATGGAAATGGAAGGCCGCGCATTCGGTATCGAACTCGACAAGAGAAAGAATGCCCGCGACCTTATGCACCAACTTGTAGAGCATATGGAATCCGCTGCTGACATGCCCCCAATGACTTGGGCGTATGTACCCCATGATGTAGCACCTTATGACACTGACACGCCCCCTACAGGTGACTGGCAAGTACTTGCAGAAGAGAACATGCAAGACTAAAATACTATTGACATATTGACATTCATGTGGTATAATGATTCTAACAAATTGGAGTTATTATGTTTAATCACATGGATGTTGATTTACCAACACACACACTTAGTAGAATTACAGAAAATAATAAAAGATTTTATCTTACACCAGATGGTGGCAAATATCCATCCATAACAACTGTCTTAGGATGGTTCTCTGCAAAGGGTATAATGGAATGGCGAAAACGAGTTGGTTCTGCGGAAGCAAATAAAATCACCACTCAGGCATCTAGGAGTGGAACTAGTGTTCACCAGATGGCTGAAGATCACCTAAATAATATAGAATGGAAAACAGAGAAGACTATGCCTTATGACATAGAATCTTTTTTGAAGATTAAACCGACTCTTGATGAACGTGTAAATAATATCTATGCTCAAGAGAAACCACTATATTCTGATCACTTAGGCCTTGCAGGAACAGTTGATGTTATAGGCGAATTTGATGGCAAATTATCTGTCATCGATTTTAAGACTTCTCGACAAAGTATGATTGGTGATAAATATGGTAAGTTGGAAAAATATTTTCGTCAAGCAGCTGGTTATTCGGTTATGTTTGAAGAGCGTTATAAATTTCCTATAAATAGTCTTGTAATTATTGCCGCAGTGGCGGGTAAGTCTGAACCAGAAGTGTTTACCTCGAAAAGAGATACGCATATTGGTGGACTTATTGATATGGTGAAAGAGTATAAACAACATCATAATCAACTATAGGAAAAACCGATGAGGACTGAAAAATTTGTAACAGACAATATAAAGATGGGAATCTCTGATTATCTTGCAATGAGCATAGATAATGGAAGATTATATTTTCATAATCTCAAAATTCACGATGATCTGCCAGATTGGATAGAATCTTCGGATAAAGATATTAATGTAGAAATAGGATATGTTGAAAACTATTTGGTCCCTGCCGGACAGGGTATCAATTTTGACATGACTAATTTAGATCCTAATGGAAATTTTCTAATAGAAATTTTAAGCACAGGATCTCCTAAAAATTATCCCGATTTTTTAATAGAGAATTTTTCTGGTATATATCCATTTGAAAATAAATCTTTGAGTGATATTTTAGTTACTCTAAAAATTACACCGATTAATGGTGCTGCTACATCATCTAGTAGATATAATCTCAAAGTTTCTGCTATAAACACCTGGCCAAACTTTAAAAAATCTTGCAATTTTCACTCACAACCGAGCTCCGCATCAGTAAGTGCATATCCAATATCCAAAAAACTAGGACCATTTGCAATATGGGACGTTTTTCGTCATAATAATATTAGATTGGATATTTCAGTAGGATTTAAAGACGTAGCAACTAAAATGCATAAGAAAATAATTTATAATGTCGATGACAAGATGATTCATATTTTTCCAAAACATTTCAATACAACAAAAATAGATGATATTGAAATTTCTGTGACTATAACAATACAAGATCCGGAAGGAATATTTTCTATACTGAATAAGGGTAGTATGCCAGAGGGTGTAGATTTTGATGATCTTTATGGCGGATATATTGAAGCATATAATCCGATCATCTCAAGACTTGTAGAAGAGGAAAAAAATTATTTTTTATCGCAAGATGAATACTTGAGTATAGATGCGGATAGACATGACCATTCCAAAGTTCATGTCGATTCTACTCCTCAAAAAATATACTTATCTAAAGAATCTTTTAATAGAAAAGTAGGAAATGGGCAACCTATTCCTATTTTGCAGGGTACTACAAATTATATATCAGATACAAATTTTCGTACAAATGAAAATTTTCCATCAGTCGGCGTAGTTAATATGCCTGTCGATGGATACTAAGAACATACACACACATTACACTATCAACTTAAAAAAAGAAAGGAGTTATAATGGAACTTATTACTAAAGTCAAATCATGGGCCGCCGCACTCGCAGAGGTCGGCGTCAGTCTTATTGGATTAGGAATTGTCCTTGAAATTCTGTTCGGTGGAATGAATATTCCATTCTGGCCAAACGTAAACGTCACCCAAAACATTCTTGGACTACTGAGTAATTTCAGTGATCAAGGATTGGTTGGACTTGTCGCGCTTGCGGTACTTTGGACTATCTGGAATAGAAAATGATTTCTACAGTAAGTGATTGGGTAAAAAGTAGATTAAAAGAACGCACATCTCACGATGGCATTATTTTAATTGTGTTAGGTGTACTAATTTTAATTGGTGCTCCTTTTGTAAAGCTTGGTGCATGGATCGCCATTGGATGGGGTGCATGGACAATCTGGTCTAAAGACTGAAAAAGTCTTGACAAAACTTGCGCTATAGCGTATAATAGAGATATATACGCTATAGCGTTAACCAAGGAGATATTATGTTAAAACTAAAAAGTCAGAAAGAATTTTGTGACGAAATTGAAAAAACTGTTAGAGATATGGGTATGAGTTATATCGAAACGATTACCCATTATTGCGAATCAAATACATTAGAAGTTGAAAATATTACGCCTCTACTCAGTTCTTTTATCAAAGAAAAAATTCAATACGAGGCCGAGGGGCTAAATTTGGTAAGGAAGTCTACTGAAAAGCTACCTCTATGATTCATATGTCCAGTAAAAAAATTGATGATTTTGAAGCATATAAAATATTTCTTGCAATGAAATCACATTTTAATAATGATTATGATTATGTAAAATACAATGGTAAGATAACGGCCAAACTGGAGTCGTATTCGAAAAGAAAAGATAGACACACTTTTGTTCAACTATCAAAGAAATTTGGTAAAAAAGAATTGGAAGAATTTTTCTTATCTTTATTTTTGAATGTTACCGATAAAGGAAATCTTTCTATCTCTGGTACTGATAATATGTGGACAGGTAATTTGCTCGATCAAGAATCGACAGACACATATAAAAATTGGAAAAAGAGATTGCAGAGTTTGCAATATAATTTTATCAATGATTGCGAAACAATTTTTGATAGGGGTACAGTTGAAGTCCTAGAATTTAACCAAATTTTCAAATCTGTCAATGGCGACTATCCATTGATTATTCGATTGGAAAAGATGGGAGAAATTTGTATCGAGACCGTAGTGGTTTTTGATATGATATTTGACTTTCTGAATAATGTAAGGATCAATGATACTACTTATTGGCCCATATATAAGAAGAAAGTCAAAGACTACACATCGTTCTTAAAGATTGATGTGCCACATTATGTCGGAGTTATGAAAACTCTTTTGATTGAAGATTATTATGATAATTATGGTCAATATCTATTGACAGACCGTGGATAAAATGTTATACTAATAATACAAACCGAATACAAACATACAACGTATACAAATGGAGAAATACAATATGTCTTTTGCAGCATTAAAGAAGAACCGTTCCGATTTCAGTCGTCTGGCTCAGGAACTAGAAAAAACATCATCCCCACAAAATAATTCATCGTCACAAGACGATCGCATTTGGAAACCTACTATTGATAAAACTGGTAACAGTTATGCAGTAATTCGTTTTCTACCTCCATGTGAGGGAGAAGAATTGCCGTGGGTACGAATCTTTAATCATGGTTTTAAAGGCCCGGGCGGATGGTTGATTGATAACTGTCCTACCACAATTGGACTCCCTTGTCCTGTCTGTGAGAGTAACACAGAACTTTGGGGTACTGGTTCGCAAGATAATCAAAATCTTGCTAGGGATCGTAAACGCAAATTAAAGCACATGTCTAATATTTACGTCATTAAAGATCCGGGCAATCCAGATAATGAAGGTAAAGTATTCCTTTATTCTTATGGTAAGAAAATCTTTGATAAACTCAATGATTTGATGC